CAATACACCATGATGAGAGACCCACGCACCACCATGTCCAAGGATGCATATGCTGTTACCCCTTTTAACACGCCAACCGCAGCAAGGAGGTGGATGAGAGCAGTTGGGGAATGCGGACTCAGCCTTACAGGAGGCCTCCCCGTAAAGCAGGAATACTATGCTGCTCTCGTGAAACACGGACTAGATCCGAAAAACATTAAACAGGGAAAAGACTTTGACAGTGGGCTATATTATCTTAGCAAGCTATCCAATCGCAAATGGCAGGAGGTCCAAGAGAGCGCTCGTTACTCATTCTGGCTTGCTTTCGGGTACACACCAGATGAGCAACGAGCGTTAGAGGAGTATTTTAGATCTTGGACTCCTACGTTTGAATGGTCCACAACGGGTATTTTGGCAGAAATTCCCGAATGTCTTCTTCTCAAACACAATCCCCTCCCACCGACGTAGCCCGCAGACAACAGACCGGCACTGCCGTGCGATCCGAAGACAACCATCGCAATCAGTTGGAAAACATTGCTGTTGGGAAACTCACCAAATCTGAAGGAGCACCCGCCCAACAGAACGTGATCATTGCAAAAGAGGTGGTTATCAATAACCACTTCAATTTCAACTGAGCTGGAGTGTGTGTGTGTAGAATCGTCCTGGCCTCAGTGGTTAAGGAATTTAATCTTGGGGATTTTGATCTCCTCGATTCTGTTCATCTTGACGAAAACACAGGACACCGTTGCCGTTTATCACGAGCCATCGGTGTACTCGATCGATCAAACACAAAAATTCCAAAAGATCGACATACACAATGGCGGCAAGTAGCCGGTCTACCCGAGGTAGAAAGCAGCGCGGACGTAGCGTGGAAGCAAAATCCAGAGCTATTCGAGCCAACCCGCCTGTCCCTCGACCCAACCCGCAGCGAAACCGTCCCCCACCTGCGGGAACAACCTGCTCCATGTCCGAAATTCTGCTTGCAGTGTCAGCAACAACTGCTGACCAAATTCTCGAGATTCCAGTGTGCGCAGGGATTGACTTCCCAGCTGGAACGCCACCCCGATACATTGGGGCGGCCAAATGGCTGGCAGCACAATCACAGATGTGGAACACAATTGTGTTCAACTCTGTGCGCATCACTTGGGAAACATTCACAGCAGACACCACTAGCGGATACATTTCCATGGCATTCCTCTCTGATTACATGCTATCAATACCCACTGGGGTGGAGGATGTTGCCAGGATCGTGCCCTCAGCTACAATAGCTCTGAAGAACAGAGGGCCGTCCATTGTTATGCCACAAAACCGCACTGTGTTTAGGTGTATACAGGCTGGTCAGTTTGCTGCGTTGGGCAGCGCAGCTGACAAGCAAATGTATTCCCCCGGACGATTCATTGTGGCTATCCCTAAAGCTAGTGCAACACAAGCGGTAGGCCAAATCAAAATTTCGTATTCCGTGTCCTACCGTGGAGCAGCAATCCTACAACCTGCCCTGGTTCCAGGCCCAG